TTGTTTCGGCATACCTTCTTGGGATAATAATAATAACACCCCCCTTTCAGGGTCGGATCATGTGCCCTGGCATCTCTGCAAGCTTGTCCGAACCCGCGTACGCCATATTTTCGTCTTGGGCGAAAAAACAGCGCTCTAGGACGCTATCTGAGACGATTGAGGACCACAAGAGGTGTTTGGACCGCACCAGAGAGATCGAGGGGCTCAAACAGGACAGGAGGAGGCTTTCTGAGGCTTTGGTTGAATTGGGGTATTGCCATCGCGTCGCTGAACTGCTGGGGTTGGAAGAATGACCGTTGTAATCTGCAAATGTGGTTGCAAGCAGAGTTTCAATTATGATACTCGCCGATGTGTACTCTGCAAGAAATGGATCAATGTACTGGAGCGGATGGAATGATGAAGGGACTCTGGCAGTGCCCGCAGTGTGAGACCTGGTGGACCTGGGCCACTCGCCCTGGCGCGATCACTCTCCAGCGTCGATGCCGTAAGTGCGGGAAGCGGGTCCGAACGCAGCTAGTACGCCACTGGTCGGGCCGTGGCCGTCCTCGACTCTGGAAACTTCTAGTACGGCCAAATCACGAACCTCACTATGCGCTGCGCCATGAATGCCGCCAGAGGAACCGGGGAGCGTGGAAGGAATGACCAGGTGTGGAATGAGGTATGTCTGCCGTCGCTGTCGACGAGAGCTGCGATGGACCGGAAACTCCGATCGTCGGACTGCGATATGCGCCCGATGCTGTCGACAGCAACGAGAGGAGTTGGGTGTTTGATTTCCGCTATTCGATTTTTTTCCCCCCAGGAGAAAGGCTCGCAGTACCACGGTTAATTTGTACCTATGTTTATGATTTCCAGATTTCAGAAAAATGGTGAGAAAATGACACCTAGTGAGTTCTTCAAGTGGTTGGCAATCGAGTTCGACTCCTGGGACGGCTGGGATTGGTTCCGCACGCACGAGGGCGAGGAGAACATCCAGAAGATTGAGTGGTTCGAGGTCAGCGAGCACATGGAGATCGATTACTCGGACGTCGTTGACGAGATCCTCGAGGTCGAGACGATCTGCCTCTGCTGCGGCCAGAGGCCCGAAGCCTGCGATAACAACGGTCTATCTCTCCCTTAGAGGGGGGGGTAGAGGCACCGATTCAGGATTCTTGATCGAACAGGCCGAGTTGCTGGGCCAACCAGCTCCCCAGGTTGAACCCTGCAGGGCTGGCCATGATCAGTCCTGCAGCGATGTGCTGCTGTCGCTGGGAGAGGAAGGCGTCGACCACATCGGCTGCAGTTGGGTTGAGGAGGTTAGTGGTGATGAAGGTGAACCCGAGCACGCTGGCCACCAGGGTGAGGAACACTGTCATCCCAGTGACGTCGTTCATCAGGGTGACGATCGGCGTCGTGATGGAGTTGAAGGAATGGGCGTTGACGAACTGGTCGACGATCTCTCGCTCCCTGTCCTGCAGGCTGAAGCGGTACTCGATCACCTTGTCCGGCTTTCTCTTGGTCATCAGAGCACCCCTGTGATCGAGTCCCAGAGCGTCTGGCCGAGACCAGCACCCAGGATCCAACCCAGGAGGAATGCCATCCCGTTATCCATCACCATGCGCTTTGCGATATCGCCCAGGGTCTCGTCGGTCATGCTGGAGCCTCCGGCCATGCGTCGCAGGCCTCGTTCGAGGTGTCGTGCTCCTGGGGGAGATCGCGCAGAGCTGTTCGGTAATCTTTCCATGCCTGGCTCATGGTGCGATCCTTGACGGCTCGCCAGTCGGTGTCCTCGAGTTCTTGGTCGCGCGCTGCTCGAACCTGCGCCCACGTGACATCATGCTTTCCCTCCTCGATGATGTCAGGGCCGTCATAGACCCGATAAGAGCGATTCACCATTTCACCCCCACGTTGATCGGGTTATACACGCCTGGGCCGAAAGTAGTGATGTCAGTGATTGTGGCATTCCCTCCTGCAGAGGCTTTGAAAATCGAATTCGGTACTGCTACCGAGCCATATTGTTCACCGCAACCGGGTGCACTTCCGCTACCACTAAGGTCAATGAGCATGAACTTGGGTTGAGCATCAAAATTGTCGGCATACAGGCCAATCCAATATTGGGTACCTCGAACCGTCTCGACATCCGCCGAGCTCGTTGTTTGAGTGACTTGTCCAGAGGTTGTCGTTGCCAGGACGAACTCGCCGAGAAAAGTCTCAGGAATGCCGTCGTTGTCACTATAGAAGCCGACATCAATAGCTCCGGTTGCCCCGGAGTCCGTAGTTCCGACGTAGAGGTCGACCTGAGATACTGTGCCGGTTGTAGGGGCGATGAAAGGATAGAGAACGATTTCATCGTCCTGCATGACCACTAGATCCAACGAACGCTTCAGGGTGCCGTAGGGGGGCAATGCGAATACTCGAACAGCATCCTCATCACCATCCCAATCATATTTGCTGATCTCTGCATTGAACTCACTTGATGCTCCTGCAGTCAGAAGCCCGTTCCACTCCCCTGCACATACCAGGCGTGCGAGGTTAACCAGGACAAGACGTCTCATCTCGTCCTCGTTCATCTCCTCGATCGCTATGGGATTGCCAGTTGACTGGACGTTTGCGAACGTGACAGTGTCAAGATCTATGTTCTGCAGGTTGGTGTAGACTCGAGGAGACCTCTTGTTGGCGTCTGGCAGTGGCATGCGATCATCCTAGGAGTCCATCCCACTCCTGCTTGACTGTCAGACGAGCTAACTGGACGAGGATTAGGCGCCGCAGCTCGTCCTCGTTGAGCATCTCGATCGAGATAGGGTCTCCGATCAGCGTGATGTCATCGTTAGTGAGGTTAGCGAGACTGGTGTTCTTGAGGAGTTTGTACACACGCGGAGATTCCGCTGGGGCATCTGGCAGTGGCATCCCCATCACTTCAGTGCCTTAGAGCGCGTTGTGACTATCCTGGTGATTGACTCCAGGTCCTTGGTGGATATGAATCCTCGAAGAAAGAGCTTCTTTGCCTTGCTCTCTACTTCTCCCAGTCGACGTCGACCGGCTGCCTTGGTCATCTTAGCCATAGTCCTCACCTCATGCGTTGGTTAGGAATTGGGCCTTGTAGTTCAGAGCGATAGCAACACTCGCTGAAGAGTAGCTGGGTTGCTGGACGATCGGTGAGCCAGCGGCACAAGAGCCGATGACGTTACCCAGGGCGTCGACGACGAAGAAGCCCTGCGTCTCAATCTTCGCTGCATCGACGGAAGTCCCGAACCACTTGACGATCCTGTCGCCCTGGAGCGTGTCTCCGATCGAGTTGCCGGTCTGGAGGTCCACGAGCTCGTTCGTCGCGCCGCCACTCGGGGTGACGTGGAAGATCCTCGAGACTCCTCGTGCGGTGTAGACTGCCATGGCGGCTTCACGATCGGCCGCGGTGTTATTCATCACCTTCACGATGTCACCTGCCTTGAGGGTGTAAGGTTGGCAGAGCGCCGGCGATCCGTCGGTCACAGCACCCTTGACTGACCAGGGAACGATTGCAGCCACGAGTCCCTGGCTCAAGATGTAGCAGTAGCCGACGCCGTTGTCGCAGCTGACCAGACCAGAGATGACGGTCTTGCCAGGCGCGAAGTCGCCGACGTTCTGCGCTGCGACTGTGTAAGCGGTATCTGTGGTGAGCGAGGTGTCAGTGCCCTCGACGGTGTCCAGCTTCAGCGGGATGTTGGTGCCGTCCGAGCACACGAGGTTGCCTGTGACTGTGTTTGTAGCCATATCAACCAATCCTCACATCGAGACCGAGAGGCTTGATCAGCTTGTTAGCCTGGCTGAATGGTCGGCGCATGACTTTCTTGAAGATACGAGCTCCGATATTGAAGGTCGTAGCTGCGAACAGCATCGGGACTGCGTTTGCCTGGGCGTTGTCCATGATCTGCTGGAAGCTGAGAGTCGGGGCGTTCATGATGTCCGCCAGGCTGATCTGCGTAGCGCCAGTCAGCGCGAGCATCTGCGATCCTCTTCCTAGGCCGACGTCCGCCGTCCTCGAGTAGCCGATGTCGTACGCTCCAGTGACGGCCTCCATGGGTCCAGAGCCTAGAGTACCCATGGTTATGATCGACAGATTGCCGTAGGCCACTGCCATGTCATACAGATTGATGAACTTCTTTCTCGAGCGTCGGCGCTTCGTCTTTCTACGTGCCATTGAAAGTGAAAGTGAACAATCTGGCTAATAATCCTACTGAAACTCATCGATTGTCTTCTGAAACGTCCCGTCAGGGCCTTTCTGTTGAACAACTGCGTCGATCGTCGACATCTTCTGCATGATGAATTGAGCCAGGGCAGCCTGCAACGGGTTCGGAGGCTCGTACGGCACGATCCCTTCGCCGGTGAGCTTAGCCAGGGTGCTCTGGATCGCCATGGCGAGGGAGGAATCCAGTTCAGCGACCGATTCCTCGAGCTCTTTCCGCATCCAGAGGGCGAGCAGGACGATCGAAAGCAGGCAAAGGACGTTGAGAACGCCCAGAATGAGCAGTTCAGTGGCTACCATGGTATCCCTACCGACCGTGCACCGCCCATCAACCTACCTTTATCCTCTATTTTCTCACCCCGCGCACCCACCCTACTACCGTTCGCGGTTATTGAGCGTTGTTT